CCCGGCGGCGCTTGACCAGTGGGTTGTTTGCCCGCGACAGGAATGCATCGGCCTGGGCCTGCAGGATGTTGACCCGGACGATGCGCCAGTCAGGATTCGATAATTCGGCAGGCGACCATGCCCACCCGTTGGCGCAGATGGAGATAACGTCGCCCGCCTTGGAGCTGTCTTCGTCCACCCCTTTGTCTACGACACGGATCAGGGCTTCCATCAGTAACCCCACCGCGCGAGCAACTCCGGCCCGCCATCTGCTGCCCAAACCGCCTCAACTTCTGGCGTCCAGATCGTGCGGTAATCTGAGTGCTGCGCAAACCATGTGGCGGTCAGGCCCTCAAGATCATCGAATGCGCCATCTATCCAGGGCGTACCAAGGTAGGCGGCGATGCGCCGCATTTCGGCATCGGATGCGGTCAGGTCTTCGTAGCTGACAACCAGGGTCTGCGGATCTGACAGCCAGCCCTCATAGGCGGCCAGTTCTTCAACCAGTGATGCATGCTGGAACAGGCGGAACGCTGTGATCCACATACCGGGCGTGACCGGCTGGCCGTTGAACCTGAGCCAAGAGCACACCACGTTGCGCGGGTCGCGCTTGATGAACACGTGCTGGCCAATGGGCCCGGCATACTCGATGTGCTCCACCGAGCAGGGGTGCCCGAGCAGCTGCACGGCCTTCACCAGGGCGTGGTTGCCGCTCTTCGCAAAGCCTGTCGTAATCACCATGATTTCGCGTCTCGTGTGTCTTCAATGTGGATGAAAGTGCAGCCGGTTATCGCGTGAACCTCGGCGCGCAGATCAGGAGTCGGGCAGATCGTTGAGACAACGACGTTGAACCCCTGGCGCTCGATCACTCTGGCCAGATTGGCGACGCGCAGGTTCTGGGTCTGGCGGTCCTCGTCGGAGAACCCCAAGTCCGTCCAAACGCGACGCATGTCGTCACCATCCAAGTGAACGGTCTTGGAGTCCAGCAGCTTGCGGGCCAGGGTTGACTTGCCGCAGCCGCTGGCGCCGTAGATCCACTGGATGGTCATGAAACATTACCCGTTGATGTAAAGCGGAGCGGTAAATGTGACGTTGAAATCAGAGGCGGTGGAGGTGATCGTTCCACCAAAGTCCACGAAGGTGACCAGCTCATCGGTTGCAGAAGATCCAATGACCTTGTAGAGCCAGCCGCCGACCGCGCTGAGCGTTGAGCTTGTCCAGCCCGGTGCCAGGTTGGAAATGGTCACTGGCGTTCGGTCGTTGGTTGTATCAATCGACCCAACCGTGACGGTGACAGCGACCCCGCCCGCGGTGTAACCGGTGCCGGTGATTTCATTTGTGACATCGTTGCGGAAGTCATAGGCGTCGTAGTTGGCCTCTGACGGCAACGACGAGCACAACAGGAACTTGTAGGTGCCGGTAAAGTACGCATCAGCCATGCGCTTGGTGAGGGTGAGGCTGTTTCCGTTTGCCATGGGGTTACTCCTGGTTGGCGCCCATCAAGGCGTAAAGAAATAGGTAGACCACGATGAGAGCGATTGCAAAAATGGTCATGCTTGTGGCGCGCTGGCGGCGGCTCCGGCTGCTGCAGCTAGTTGCTGCGGGTTGGGGGTGTTGGGTAGTTCCACGCCGATGGTTTTACGCAGGTCGGTGGCGGCCTTGATTTCGACCAGCAGGTCTTCGTAATCCCAGCCGAGCTTGGCGGCCACGCTTTGCGGCGACTTGAGCCCGGCGTTGATGGCGGCGATATCGGCCTCGATGTCTTTCAAGGGGTCGACCCATTCCCAGCGGCGGGGCTGCCAGGCGTGGGCGCTGAATTTCTCGATCTTGGCCATGGGCAAGGTGCTGCCGTTGGCCATGGTGATCTGGCCGAAGGCCAGGGCGCTCTGCATGAATTCGGCGTGCACGCGGTCCAGAAAGCTGGTGCTGAACCACTCCTGGATCAGCATCCAGGCGTCGCGCTCTTCGAGGGTGCCGCTGCGGATGCTGCTGAAGGAGACGCCCTCCAAATCATTGGCCAACGTGTGGTAGGCCACGCCCAGGCCGCTGGCGACGCCGCGCAGGTTGGCCTTGACGAAGTCGGCATACATGGCCGTGGGGTAGTCGGGGTTGAACGGCTGGAACTGCACGCCGTCGGGCAGGCTCTGGAAGGTGCCGGGGTCGGCGTCCATGGTGAGGCCACCATCGGGGGTGTCGTCATCGGTGCCGGTGCTGACCACTTCGGCCTGGCCGTCAGGGGTGGTGAAGAAACCCATCTTGCTGGCGCCCACGCGGGCGGCAATGACGGCGGCTTCTTCGTACCCGCCCAGGTTGTTCAGGCGAATCATGGCGGCGTGGGCCCAGGGCATTCCGCGCACTTGCTCGGGGCGGTCGGCTACAAATTCATGAATGATGTCTTCGGCCGGGACGCGGATGCGGGGGTGCTCCATGTAGCCGGTGGTGGTCTGGTACATCTCGCCGGGGTGGGCGCCCTTCAAGTGGTAGGCAACCGGGCGGCCGTAGGCGTTGAGTTCCACGCCCATGCGGATGGCGTTGGCGCCTTTTTCGGCCATCTGGTTGTAGCCGGTGTCGAGGCGGTCCACATCGAGCACCTGCAGGGCGATGCCGAAGGGGTTGCTGGCGTTTTTGCCACGCACGATCTGGATCAAAAATTCACCATCCCGCGCGGCGGCTTTGATGGCGAGCTGCTGCAGGCCGACCATGCCCATGCGGCCGGTCACATCGCAGACGCCTTTTTTACAGAAGCGGTCCCACGCGGTCTCGATGGCGTTGTTGGCAAAGGTGTCGGGCTTGGCGGGGGTGTCGTACACGCGGGCCTGGAACCGGAAACCGACCGGGCCGACCACGTTGGTGGTGACCATGGCGATCCACTTTTTGACGTATTCGTCGTCATTGGCGAGCTTGCGGGAGCGGGCGCGCACGCTGTCGAGGCTGCGGTGAATGTCGCTGTTGGCGCTGCCGCTGGTGGTGGTCCAGCCTTGCGTCAAGCGGTTGATCTGGGCGGCGGCGTAGTTGCGCTGGTTGCCCCGGCCGGGCGGGGTGCCTTGGCCTTGCAGGCGCCGGGGGGCGATCTGGGCTGGCGCTGCGGCGAACAGGCCAGAGAGTGCGTGCCGGGCGCGGGCCACCAGGCCAGTGGCGCGGGGTGCTGCGGGTGGCTGCGGGTAGATCATCGGCTGTTGAACCTGACGTAGAGCTGGTTGCGGGGGGCCAGACCGGCGGCCAGACGCACGGCGTTGTCTTCGCGGGCCACCTCGGCCTGCAGGCGGCTGCGGAAGGCGAGAAAGTCGCCAGGGGTCTGGAACTGCTGTTTGCGGCCGTTGATTTCGTAGCCCTGCATGTAGGCTTTGGCGCCGTAGGTCTCCAACAGGGTGTTGACGGCCTCCAACGCTTTGCGGGCGCTGGAACGGGTGTCGAACGTGGTGGTCAGCGCGGCTGCAAGATTGGGGGCGATGACGAGGCTGCCCTGGCCGACGGTGTAACGCTCGGCGCCCTTGGTAACGACGGCCTGCCAGGTGTAGGTGCCGGCGTCCCACGTTGCGGTGGTGGCGGCGGCGATGCTGATGAGGTGATCGGCCCCGCTGGCGGATGCCGTGGCGGTGATCTTGGCGGTTCCGTTGATGAAGGTGTAGCTGAGCACCCAGCTGGCGGTGGCCAGGTAGTCGCTCAAGGACTTGAGCCAGATAACGGTGTCGCCTGCCGTGACGCGGCTGGGCTCAGTGGTGGCGGTCATGCCCCGACTTTGGCGGGGTACGGTGTTTTAAATCAGGGGGGAAATGGCACAGGGATGCATAGCAGGGGCATTCCCCGGCTATTTGCTGCGCAGTATCCGGTATCCCGTGCTGCGGCTGACCCCCGCCTTGGCGAATATCTCGCGCATGGGCTGCTGGTGGCGCAGGCCCATGCTGACGATGAAGGTGCGGGTAGTTCTGCTCAGGCCGTCTACGCCCTTGGCGATGTCTCCCGCGCGGGTGCCGCCGTGGTGCTGGCGGATGTCGCGCTCCAGGTTGAGGCGGGTGTCGATTGGGAGGTCTGGCGCGTGGCGCACCAGGCGGGTGAGGAAGTCGTCAACGATGTCTGCCATTTCACGGTCACCATTTCTTGATCCAGCCGGCGCCTTTGCGCGGGAGTGCTGGCAGCTTGCTTGGCCGCGCCTGCGCCTGTTGGGGGCGCAACGGTGCGGAGTCGGCGTCTGCTGGTGACTGGGGCGGCTCGTTAACCGCCTGGGAGTTTTGTGGGTTTTCATCCACCGCGACAGGGCCTATTGTCGCATGGTTTTTGTCAAGGGGCAAGGTGGGGTTGTCGGTATTTTCTGGGGTGTCGAGCATGTCGCGCTGACGTAGCCGGGCCTCGATCTTGGCCCAGTGGTGGTCGGCATATTTGGGCACGCCCAGGTAGTGCTCGCAGACTAGGCTGTACACGGTGCAGTCAAGCGCCTCGTTGCGCCGGCCGGTGGGCTTGAGCCATTCCAGCTTTGGGCGGCCTTTGTGGTAGCGGGTGACCAGACGCTCGGCCGTGAGCTGGTCGTACACATAGCTTGGCGTGTGGCGGCTGAAATGGCGGTAGCCTGGGCCAACCTGCAGCACGCGCAGCTCAGAGTAAATGATGCTCTTGGCGGTGTCGGTGCCCACGGGCCAGACGCGGGCGCCGCGCTTGATACGGTTGCCTTTGTAGTTGACCTCGATGTCGGACGGCTTTCCCAGCACGGGCTTGTTGGCGATGCTGGAGCCTTTGATGGCCAACACATGCTCGCCCTGGTGGCGCCTGGCATAGTGGTAGACCTGCTGGGTGTGGTGGCCTCCGGAGTCGACCGCGCAGGCGCTCAAGGGGAGCGTGGCGCCACTTGCATGGGTAAACGGGGTGCGGCGCCACTCGGTCAGCGTGGCCCATGGGCTGTTGGGCTGGTCTTCGGGGATGGATGGGTCACCATAGATGACACGGTGGTCTACCAGCCAGCGTTCGTTCTGGCGTCCAACGGCCCAGGCGTATGCCTCCAGCCGGTCGCCTTGGGTATCAACCCCTGCGGTAACAACCAGCGCGCCCCACGGCACGGTGGTGAGGGCGTAGTCTTCGGCACGGCGGGCCAGCTCGTGGGTGGCGATCTTGTCGCCCTGCTCTTCCCAGGTCTCGGCCAGCACGGTGTTGGTGAAGGTTTTGAGCTTGCTGATGTCGCCCATCTTGGCGGCGTGGGCGGCTTCGGTGAACTGCTGCACCAGGTCGGCCCAGCTGACCCAGCCCAGCGGGGCGTAGAGGGCATTGAGGTGGTAGCCGGTGAGCTTTCCGGGGCGGCTGCTCTCGCGGGTGTTGATCCACTTGCCACCGGCCAGCATGGCGGGCTTTTGGTGCTCCAGAATTTCGCAGCCGTGCGCGGCGCAGACGTAGCGCAGGCTGGTGAGCACGGGGGCGCCAACATCGTCACGGTCCCAGCGCAGCCCGTGGGGTTTGTCGGTGCCCCACTCCAGCGGCTGGTAGGTGTTGCAGTGCGGGCAGGCTACATGGAAGCGGGCGGCGGTGCTGGTGTCGTAGGCGCTCTCGATGCGGCTGAAGTCTTTGGTGGTGGGGGTAGAGACCTTGAGCACCTTTTTGCGGGCGAAGGTGCTGGTGCGCTTTTCGGCCAGGGCTACGGGGTCGCCTTCGCCATCCACATCGAGTGGGTAGGCGTCGATCTCGTCCAGGAACAGGTAGCGCACGGGCATGGAGCGCAGGCCGGCGGCGCTGTTGGCACCAGACACGACCAGGACGCCGCCGGCAAAGTCTTTCATCAGGGTGGTGTTGGCATCGTCACGGCTGCGGTTTTCGCGCACCTTGCGGCGCAGCACCGGGGTTTCTTCCAGCATGGGGGTGATGCGCTGGCGGCTGAATCGCTTGGCCATGTCGGTGGTGGGCTGCACGATCATGACCGGGCCGGGCTCGTTGTCGATGATGTAGCCCAGCCAGTTGTTGCCGGTCAAGCGATTCAGCCGCC